TAACTAAAACAAAGATAACTAAAACAAATAACTATAAAAATAAAAGCTTTGAACCTTTTTGGAAAACTTATCTAGAAATACCAAAAGACATGAGAGTCATATCTCTATCAAAAAAGCTTGCATATAACGAATTTATGAAATTAGATACAAAGACAAGGGATAAACTAAAGCAATGCCTTGAGGCTGATATAAGAGCCAGAACAAAGCAATTAAAACAGGATAAGTTCTCACCATTGTTTTGTGATGCTCACAGATGGATCAAAAATGGCCAATATGAACAATACTTGTTGACACTTAATAAAAAACCCGCTACATTGAGAAAACCCAATAACACCCCTTTTTAACACCATGAAAAAGAAATTTGACATTGAAAATCTTTTAAAAAAATATTGGAAAGATGAAAATGATAAATATTTTAAAAAACTTAGAGCAGGTTGTAAGTGAAAAATTATAAAAGATCACCCATTGATCGGGAAGTTACATTTAAAGCACCACAATATGAATGCTATGCCTGTAACGATTCTGGAATAATCCATAATTCTGATGGACTAATAAACCAACACTTGCCCGACTATGACATGGACGACTCAGGAAAGCGGTTTACTGGTCAGGATTTAGCTTTAATATGTTACTGCTCTGCTGCTAACGGCAAATACGATATTGATGGTCAACTTATCTGCAAAGGTTATAGAACTGATGAAGGAGTAATCAGAAACTTTGTTGGTGTAGATATTGACATTAATGTTGTAAGAGAGATTCATAACATGAGAAAAGAAGGCTGGGCTAAAACTACAAAGCTTATGAATAAAGTCATTCAACAAAACAACAAAAACGGTAATACAAAACTTATCAACTGCACTCCAGAAATACAAAAAGTAAAAGATCAATTAGCAAACTTTCAAATGAAATCACTATGAAAAAACACAATCAGTACACAGTTACACCAGAGCTTAAACAAGCAAGAAATGAAATTATCCTTCGTATGAGAAAAGAAGGATATACACTTCAAAAAATTGCAGACAGATTTAACTTCACAAGAGAATGGGTAAGGCAAATCTTACAAAAAGAATTTGATATAACTGGATCTATTTCCTTTGATCCAAGAGAAGAAATTATGTCTGATGAGTATTCTGTTTTTGATTTAGTTGAACTTACTGGATATGAAATGGAGTACATTCGTGTTCAATTAGCAAAAAACTGGTTGCCAAAACCTTCAAGAAAACTAGAAAAAAGTATTTCTGCTGGTATAGATCATTGTTTTTGGAAAAAAACTGATATTGATAAATGGATTGAATTAAAAATTAAATATTTAAAAATTGCTCTTGAAGGATTTATAAATGAAAGACTTGCATATCCTTATAAATTTACACATCATAGGATTCAAAAAAGGTACAAATTTCTTATTTCCTTAGATTCTGGTGGGTGGAAAGGCAAACTTTCTTACAATTCAAGACGTAATAATGAAGTGATGAAAGAATTTAACAACCTTATAAAACCTGTTCAATATGTTCCCACTGATTATTCAAAATACTTAAACATGAGAACTAAAGAACATTTTGCAGAGAAAGGTTTATATAACGGCATGGAAACAGAAAAAATAATTGGAATTGCTTCCCATACTATTCAAAATTACAGAAGAAAAGGTGTCTTAAAAGAGGGAATACATTATGTTAAAGGTGATCACTATTTTCAAAGATATATGTTTGATCCTAAAAAAACTAAAAAAGCTATTCTTGATGGTGGTTACGATTTGGCTGTAGCGGCTGGACAAAGAAAAAGGTGGGCAAAAACAAAATGAGCATGAAACCTAAATCTATTAAAGAATTGTTTATCACTGTAGATCCACCAAAAAGAAAATGGGGTAATTGGATATTTAGATCCTCTATTTTGACTTTGCAATTAAAAGCAAAAAACAACAACACTTTGTATGAGGTCGATTTAGAACGCATTAATTCAACAGCAGAAATGTTGGACTGGATATTTCAAGTTAATTGTAAATATTGTAAAGAAGGACATATGGAAGATTTAATTGATGCTCTACATGAAATCTTTAATCCACAGGCAAATTGTTGTTCTATGGGTAGAGAAAAAGAGTTTTCTGGATCTAAACTTGCAAAAGAATATGCAAAAAAATTAAAAAATGAAAAATAAAGACTTTGACAGCTTCAACAATGACCGCATCAATGCACTTAGAAAAAGGATTGATGAGCTAAT